GTAAAACAGATACTACGGTTTCATCAAAATTCCAAATAAAAATTGCTTTTAATGAATCGTGTTCGTATGTTTTGAGTACTTCTACTTTCTTTGCTTTTGACCTTTGTTTTGAAGCAAGAGCAAGGATTTCAAACACAAATGGATTTGTAGGAAGAATTTCGAGTTCAGTCTCTGTCTTCTTCGTCGTCGTTGTCGTCATAATTGTTTTCAAATCGTACTGCCAAAATTTCGTCTGGTATAATATTACCGTTTTCATCAAACATTTCTGGATGTGTCACTATTCTATTTTTATTCATTAATGAATAAAACAAGTCATTACCAAACCATCCTATCATAATTCCAATCAAAAAGGAACCAATAATTCCTATACCACAAAAGAAAAGAATATAAGGTGTTGCTGATTCCATTTTTTTCTCCAAGAGACTACGTTTTTTTAATTAATTTTAGTTCAATTTTAAAATGTATCTCTCTATTAAAAAGAGAAAACATTTTTCCAAAACTGAACTGTCTAGAATCCAATTCTGGTTGATTTGTTCCTCCTGTTTTTCGAAGTATTAACTCAACACCACGATTGATGTTTGTTCTTCCAGAATTATTTATAGTACCCATCAAAACATATTATTCTCTTGTAAGTACTTCACTGTATCACTACATCCACCAATATGCTTTTGTTCAAAAACAACTTGTGGAAATGTAGAACCTTCCCCAAATTCAGCATAGAATTCTTCTCTTGTGAATTGGGTTCCGAGTTCATAACAAATAACTGGGTATCCTTTCTTGATACTCAAATCACTTAGAACCATTTTAATTTTGTCGCAATAAGGACAACCTTTTTTTGAATAAACTGTGAAACTCATAAAACTATTAATAAGGGTATAAGAATTATTAAAATTGATATTAAAGTCCCCATTACTTCTACAGCAATGGGGTAAAAACTACCATCTTCCATATTAAGAAGCGTTGTTCCTCCTTTGACGATACTTATACAAAGGTTGTTTTTCTTTATTACTCATCCAATCAACTATAGCATTTCTTTTTGCTTCTGTAAAGAAGTCTTGATTATAATACCAAGTTTCCCAATCAGTGTGTGCCTTATCACGATTGCAAGATTCACAACAACAAACAACATTTGTAATAAAATCACTTCCACCTTTTGCTTGTGGAACTATATGATCGATTGTTAAATTTTGATTCGAATCACAATAAGCACATTGATGATTCCATTTTTCTTTAATTGATTTTCTCCACAATCGTTTTGCTTCTTGATTTGATAAAGTTTTAAGATTAAAAAGATATTCTTGTGGAGAAGTGTAAAGTTCCATAAAGTTTAGCAACTTATTTTTATTTATTATTAGTCTTAATCACTTCTATAAGTTCCTTAAGAGTAATGTAGATGTAATAAAACTCATCAGTATAAGTAATATCTCGATCTCTCTCAAAAATCAGTAATATTTTTCTCATCATATTTTTTCTTACAAGCATCTTGTGCCCAAGCACGACTTAGACTATTTACATGAGAACAAGATTTTCCAGATTCCCCACAGTAAGGACATTTAGCATCTGGGGGGTCTCCAAGATAACCCTCAGGTGTATACATCTTTTTCTTTTTAAGCTTTTTTGATTGCTTATGTTTTCTGTGATTCATACAACCACAGGATCTCCTTGACCTTGTGGTAGTTTAATTTGTGGTAGTTCATTAATTTTTTCCACCATCCAATTATCCTGATGCTCTTTGTAACCAGTAGTATCAATCAAACTGGTTGGAAGTGCCTTTGGAATCTCAATATCAATTACAGGACTCATCAGAATTTTATTTCTTGTAATCGTTCGGTTTTGTGGATCAAACGCAACCATTGTCAGCGCGTCTATTTCATCACCACAATCAACAATCTTTCTTCCAGTCTTAGTGTCAATAACTGAAAAATAATCTTCGTTATACTTCTTCATTTTCTAATTCCTTTTCTTCATTATAAAATGGTTCTGGTTTTCTGTAAAGACCAGGCCAAGTATCCCTGATAATCTCTGCGAATTTATAAGGTGTTTCCGAACTGATCATTTATATTTTTCAAGTGAGTAGATTCCATTTTTTTCTACAATCGCAGAGCACGTATCACACCAATCACCACAGCACATATACAAAAGTTTATTAAAATATCTAACATTTCCATGATGAATATGACCACAAATTACACCATCATATTTTTTATCTCTCTGAATACAATATGATGCAATATCAGTCTCATATTGATTGATATATTTTTTTCCTTTCACTGTATTCTTCAAAGCATAGACTAGAGAAAATTTAAAGAACCTCTCTAACCAAAAACTTAATGGTGTAATAATCTCATATCCCTTATTAAACATCAACTGCTTCCAAGATCCAGAAGAATACTCCGAATACTTATCACCATGAACACAAAGAAATTTATTTCCTTTTGAGTCCTTGTGTGTATATTCTTCTACCATTCTGAAGTTCTTATGTTCAAAATCACAATAACGACGAATTTCTGCTTCGTGATTTCCAAGAATATAAATGACCTCTGTTCCTTTCTTTGCCAAGTTTAAAATTTGATGAACACATTTTGTATGTTCCTTTGTCCAAAGGGTATTATATTTTTCCATGCAGTGAATATCAATAATATCACCAACCAATACTAACTTTTTGGTTTTTAAGTTTTTAAGAAAATTATAGAATTTTTCAGTATCACATCTTGGAGTCCCAAGATGAACATCACTGACGAAGACTGTATCAAAATTTAAACTCATTTTAATCTCCACCCATTATACTGTGTTCTTTTATATGTAGGATTCTTAGAGGTCTTGTGTTACTGACATTATAAACATAAAGATTCCGAAGAGTATGAAGACTGTGAGAATGAAAAACATATTCTTAAAAATACATTACTGAAAGAGTAAATATGACGAATATGATAACTGTGAACATCATAATACCTACGCCTGCCCAGATTATCCAGGATTCCATAGGTTCGTGTTGAGGATTGTGACTCATATTATTGGTGCTTTTAATTATTGGGTTTATCATTAGTATCTAGTTCCTTTATAATTGCAGTTTCTACAAAAAGTAAGATACTGTGGAGGGTAACTAGTTAAAACTATGTTATTAGGAGAATCAAACAATTCATTACCACAGGTTGGACAAGCAATTCCATTTCCTCCAGTCTCGTTAATCTGCGTTGCAATTCTATTATGCTCTTCTAATGAGATAAGTTTTTTAGTCATAATGCTTTTTTATACAAAAAAGGAACCCCGAAGAGTTCCCTTATTATACCATTATTTTGATTTTATATCAACCGATAGTTGGTGCAGTTAGAGCAACAGGAGTTGCTTCAACGGCTGCCAAATCCAAAGGAAAATTATGTGCGTTTCTCTCATGCATAACTTCCATCCCGAGTCCACCACGATTCAGAATATCAGCCCAAGTAGGAATGACACGGTTCTGACTATCAGTAATCGACTGGTTGAAATTAAATCCATTGAGATTAAAAGCCATCGTGGATACACCAAGAGCAGTAAACCAGATGCCTACAACGGGCCAGCTAGCAAGGAAGAAGTGCAGTGAACGAGAGTTGTTAAACGATGCATATTGGAAAATAAGGCGTCCAAAATAACCGTGAGCAGCAACAATGTTATAAGTCTCTTCTTCTTGACCGAATTTGTAACCGTAGTTCTGCGATTCAGTTTCAGTTGTTTCACGAACCAGTGAAGAAGTCACCAGCGAACCGTGCATCGCACTAAACAGAGAACCACCGAAGACACCAGCAACTCCAAGCATATGGAAGGGGTGCATCAGGATGTTGTGCTCTGCCTGGAACACAAGCATGTAGTTAAAAGTACCAGAGATACCCAGAGGCATTGCATCAGAGAAGGAACCTTGTCCAAAAGGATAAACCAGGAATACGGCAGATGCAGCAGCAACAGGAGCACTGTAAGCAACCATAATCCAAGGACGCATACCTAGACGGTATGAGAGTTCCCATTCACGACCCATGTAGCAATAGATGCCAATGAGGAAGTGAAATACAACAAGTTGGAAAGGTCCACCGTTATAAAGCCATTCATCAAGACTTGCTGCTTCCCAGATAGGATAGAAGTGAAGTCCGATTGCGTTACTTGAAGGAACAACAGCACCAGAGATGATGTTGTTTCCGTACATGAGTGAACCAGCAACAGGTTCACGAATACCGTCAATGTCCACTGGGGGAGCACCGATGAATGCGATAATGAAGCAAGTGGTTGCAGCAAGCAACGTTGGAATCATCAGAACACCAAACCAACCAACATAAAGGCGGTTATTGGTTGAAGTAACCCACTGGCAAAATTGTTCCCAGGAGTTAGTAGATTGTCTTTGAGCAATTGTAGCAGTCATTTTTCGTTAAAGGGTAAATAAAAGTCCAGGGGGAACTGGATAGTATAATATTTCCCACAACACCCTCCATTGTGGGTATGAGAGACTATGTTTAACCTCCCCATAGGTCTCGGTTAGGTAGAGGATTAATGTTAAGAAATATGAGGATTTCGTAACATTTGTTTACCTATTTATCATACTACGGTTTTCTTCTGGTGTCAAGCAAAAAAAAGTCCCCTTTCGGGGACTGAAAATTATTCTACTACTTCCGTTTCTGAAAGTGGAATTTCTTCTGGTTCTGGTTCTGGAAGAGTTACACCTGTTTGTGTAAGATACTCAATCGCACCTTGAACCTTCAAAAAAAGTTCTCTTTTTGCTGTAGATTTAGTTTGCAGTCCTTCCAATTCAAGGGAGAGGTCTTGTGCTTGCTTTACAAGATTTGCAAGATGTTCTTGTTGTTCGGTCATAAAAAATTAATTAATTCGATTTATTTATATTATACCACAAGTAGTCAAATATTGAAAGTTATATCTATAAATACTTACAAACCTTACTCACAGAACAATGAAAAGATTAGCACTTATCTTTTCGTTATTCTTTACTACTCCTGCTTTTGCTGGTGAAATCACATCAAAAATCACTGACTCCATTCAATTAAGCGTTCAGGGTGCAGCGGTACAATCAGAGAGAGTCGGTGCCTCATATGCAGTTTCAGGCACTAATATTAATGTAACAACTCTTGGAGGAGTTGGTGGAGCAGGTTCTTATGGCATCAACACAAACGGACAAGCATTTAGTTTCTCTGAAACATCAATTACTGCAGATGTTGATGTTACCTCTCAGTCGGCAGCTTCTGGAACAATTGCTTCTCCCAACCTTTATAGCAACTCTACTACTCAATTAGGTGGAGATAAGGGTTCTCTTGCTGGTACTTTAAGCGGAACTGGTGTTCCAACAATTACTGCTGGTGGTTCAGGAACAACTGGAACAGCACAACGTAGCGTTGAATTGAGCGTATTTAAGTGAGACATATAACTCTCGGACTGGTTACAGTTCTGGGAGTTATAAGTCCCTCATATGCTGGACCCGTAACTCCCAACTTTACTAGTGGGACCATTACCTCAGAAACCAAAACTCGTACTGAAGTTGTAGAAACTATCAGGCAAATAGAGTATTCTACTGGAACATCTTACACAGTAACTGGCACCAACATCAATATACCAGGAACTCCTGCTCCTGGTATGAATTACACAATTCAAACTCAAGGTGCTCCATTCCAATTTAGTGAGACTTACCTGACTCCTGGAGTGGCAAAGGAAACATGGATAGACAGAAAAACAACAGAAGATTCTATAACAAATACCATATCAGTCTTTACACAGTAATCTTTCTTTTACTGTTGACATTGACTGGATCAAACAAATCTAGAGCAGAACAAGCACCATCAAATACTAACATCGCAGGACCTTCAGCATCTGCTACTGGTAATGTAACTAACCAGGCAGTTCAGGTGCTTCAAGGTCCTTTTGCTTTGAATACTTTTGGTGCTGGTGTTTCTTGCCAGGGACCAACATTAAACTTCCAAACCTTCGGATATAATAATACAAATATGAATAATGATCCAGGAAGTTATCAAACTGGTTCATTAAATGTTGGTCTTTCCGCAGGATTTTCTATTCCTCTTGATGGTTCATTACAAGAACTTTGCAAAACAAGAGCTAGAACAGAAATTACAAGACAACAAGCAGAAGCGGATAAAGCAAGACTTGACTTTGAGTTAGTCAGATTATTGAAGTGTGGTGAAGCATTAAAGAATGGAATTTCATTTCATCCACAAAGTCCTTATGCAAAAATATGTGCTGATATTGTTGTGAAGTATCCAAGAGTACAGGATGTAGCAAATGGAAATCAAACCAATCCAAATAAGAAGTGAACCACCGCCTATCATTCCAACGATAGAACCTCCCGTAACTCGCAGATCAGAACGAACTGTGATACCTGAAATTGATATGCCTATCGTCAATATGCCAGATACAACTATCAAGTATCCAGTGATTAATGTTCCAACTCAAGAAGAGTTTGATGCTGCAGTCAGAGCAGAACAAAGAAAGCAAGAAGAAGAAAAGGAAGAAAAGACCAGAGGACTTCCTGATACTCAACCAGTCTTACCTCAGGTTCAAGTTCCTGTTCAGGATACTCAAGATAATCGGAATATTTCCAATCAACCGTCTACAAATACGAATCTGGGAGTACCAGTCATTGAAGTACCAATCGTCGGGGAAGTTCCAATTCCTCCAAAAGAACAGGTTATACTTGCTGGCACCACTGCTACTGCTTCTGTTGCTGCGGCTATTATTGGCAAATCTATGGTGGAATGGATGGTAGGTAAAATGAAACCTATCGTTCAACAAATATTCATAAGAGGCAAGAAACTCTTGAACAGAGACCTTACCCCCTATGAATTGCAACTTTATTTTGCGGCAGAATTAGATAGAAAGAATCTCAAATTACTTAAAAAAGAATGGAAGAAAGAAAAGGTAAACCAATACAAAAAAGCACACGATAAGTAATTACTTCTTACGTTTAGCAGACAGTTCATCAAAATCTTTCTTTTTTGTTCCACCATCATAAGTCCAAGCATATCCTTCAGAAATCATACGATCATTAAGACATACATCATCAACATATAACCTTCCAAGAATTCTCCCATACTTTTCAGTTGAGTCTGGAAGTTCTGTTTTAATAAGAATATTTTTTTTACTATCAAGATTTTTTTTCAACCATTCTTTGACTTCTAATCCAAGTGTTTTTTCTTTGAGATCGGTTGTACGACTTTCTGGAGTATCAACACCACTAAGGCGTACTCGCTTAGTAAGAGAAATATCGAACCCAAGATCAATGTCCGCATCGATTGTGTCACCATCAACTACTCTTAATACTTGTTTTACTCTATAGATATATGGGTCTTTATCCATTAGAATGGCAATTTAAACTTCTCAGTATTTAGTTTAGGAATAGGAAGTTTCTCAAATGCCTTTGATACTTGCTTCTCCACAACAGCACCAACAAATGCTTCTGGATTATCTAGAATCTTTTGTGCCTTTTGATAAGTTACATAAGCACCATAACAAATTGCTCCACTAATGGTGAGACTTGTGATTGATAGAATCAGACTCAGATGTTTCATTTTGCATCTCCAAATATGCTAGTCTTAATATGTAGTAAATTACATAGGCAGTAAATATCAAACCAGAACCAAGAACTATAATAACTCCCCAAGGCAAATTACTCATTCCATCCCCCCTCCTGTTTGTGTATCCATACCTTTAAATCTTTCACATATTTTCTTAATATTTGTGCTTGTTCTTCATGCCAAAGATCACCCGTTTCCAATTGAAGACGGGTGTGATTGTCTATGGCTTTAAGAATTTGGTGAATTGGAGCATTCCAACATTCACGTTTGGGAGTATTCCACTCTCTTGGCATAATACCTCATTATTTCTTCTTACCACCGTTTTTTGCTTTTTTTGCTGTAGCATTACCTTGATTCTGTTTGGATCCAGCAGAACCTTTCTTACCTTTGTTTGCTGATTTTGCCATTATGCCCCTGTGCGAGGTTGAACAAATCCTTCACCATCTTCTACTTTGGTTTCTAGTGCCTCAACTCTTGCTTCAAGAGTTTCTGGTGGTGCTTCAAGAGCAGGTGGTTCTGGTGGTGTTTCTACAAACTCTTCTCTTTTAGGTTCTTGTTTTTTTTCATCTTCATCATCTCCACCTTTCTTCATTGTATTAATACCAAAAGTAGCAGCAGATGCAGTGAAAACTGTCGCAATAAAGGTGGGATCCATCTTAGATAGAGCACCCGAATAACTTGCGGTGAGAAGAGCAGCAGACCAACCCAAAATACATATACGAATTAGTTGTCCCATAGCATTTTCGTTTTTCTTGTTAGTCATTGTAGTTTGTGATTGTGGTTAACCTTTTTTCCAAGATTCACCTTCTGCTTTTCTTCTACGAGCAAGTCCTGCTTCTACATTAGAACCAGGATTTCTGTAGAGGTAAAGCGCATCGGGAACTTTGTCCCATTCTTTATTCTTCAGTGTACGAGTAATAGTATTAAAGTTATCGCCACCATAAAACCCAGCACCAAGATTATAAGCAAAAGAAAGTAGGGCACCTCTTTTACCATCAGACATTTCATTCCAGTGTGGAATTTTACGAAGTGATGGAAGAAACTGGTTCTTACACTGACTAATCAGAAGTTCATCTGCTTCTTGTTGTGTAATTTGGTCTCCCATTTGGAATGCAGATCCATCTTTCTTGCGAGTTGAACCCCAACCAATTGTGATTGGAAGTCCACCTGAGAGAGGATCTGGATATGCTTTCAGATGGCATCCCTCGAACTCTTTGATTAATTTAAGGCCCATCATAGGCATATCGTCACCACCTGCTACGGGAGCGGCAACAGATGGTCCTGATGCTGGTGCCGCATTACCCTTTTTTCCTCTATAAATCTCTGCCCAATCTACATTATCTTCTAGATATTTGACTGGTAAATTATCTTCTAACCACTGAACTGCCTTGACATGGTTGGGGTTTTTCTCATCATAAAATTTGAAAAAGTTATGTAAATCAATTCTTGCCATTGTTTCCTCCGAAATACTTTTGATAAAGGTCGTTTGCTTCTTTATGTTTTCCGTGATTTGTAAGATCTTTTATGATCTTAAGAATCTTTCTTTTAAAATCAATCGAAGATTCTTCCCCACCCATCGTTTCCTCCTGGGCACCAACGATGCTTGAGAACTGCTTTGGTATAAATGGTCTTCTTACCATTTGTGACTGGACCAGTATAGTTATCGTTTAGAGAACCATATGGATCATTTACATAGTATCCTTTACCATCTGGAGTCTTACCGATGACTACACACATGTGCCCACCAGTAGGAGAAGATAGAGAACCACGGTGCAAAATACCAATAACAACTGGTTTTCCTCTATCAAGACTCTTATCAATGTCAGCAAAAGAAAGATTGTAACTAAAATGTGACTTAATACCATAACCTGCGAGAACCTTTGTCTGAACCGCATGGTCAGTTGTGTCACCAATCGCAAATACTTTTTTAACATATTCATCATCACCCTTGATGCTTCCTGGCTTGAGGAAAGCAAGGCACATAGCACACGATGAACTGTTACAAGTTCTATGAGCATCTCTGTAGTTATCTACTTGGTTGAAATATGGAACGTCAAGAACTGCTGGGGTAGGTGGTTTGGTTCTAAACATTCCGATCCAATCGGTATCTGCGTCATCCATAAACTCAACAGGAAGGTTATCTTCTAACCATTGAACTGCTGCTACATGGTTTGCATTATTCTCATCATAATACTTAAAAAAGTTATGAAGATCTAAGGTCATTTTGCCTCATCTATAACACTATTTTATTTAGATGATGATGCTTTTACTAAAATCAAAAATAAAATAATTCCATAATAAGCAGCAAAATAATATATCATCTATAATACTCCTGAATTTTATCCAGAACTTGATTGAGATATTTGTTTGCTAATCTTTTTGGGTCTGATCCATAACCAATCTGTTCTCTATACAACTGATCTTTTAACTTCTCAACATGACACCTAATTTCTTCTTTTGAAAATTCGTTTCTAGGCATATAATAAAAAATCTCCACCCATATTTAGAGTAGAGATAAGTAGGAATACTTAATTATGTTAGGGTCTCACCACACTCCAGGAATCACTTGCCCAGTCAGTGCATAGGCACCCATAGCAGCCATAATTCCAATCATAGCAAACCAACCATTAATACGTTCTGCTCGTTCGTTCATTGTTTTTCTCCTTAGTAAGTTTCAGAAAGTTGATTGACAGAATGTGCAAGAAGCACAAAGAAAGTAATACTAGTAATAGTAAAAATTACTTCCCCCATCAGATTACACCAAAAAAGAGGTGTCCAGTTGTCGCATAAGATACAAGTGCAGCAACAAATCCAAGCATAGCAACACGTCCATTCAGTTTTTCTGCACGTTCGTTATGAGTTTCAAGTGCATAACGTTCTGCATCAGATTGAGACACATACATTTTAGGTTCTTTAGCAAACATATTTTGTTGCCCGAACTCATTAGTTGTTACAGTCATTTACGTTTTGTTACGAAACATTACAAAAGTATATAGCAAAAAGAAAGGGGTGTCAAGCACCCAATTGTATCAATTATCACTTTTCCTTTCTATCCTATATGCTCTTCCTGCTTCATCGAATCCATCAATTTCGATATATTCCGTTTCTTCATTAATATCATCATTTGGAACTAAACAAAGATATGGACCAGGTATTCTATCAGTATTACTGTAATTTCTATGACCAGAAATATGGTAATGTGCGGAAACAATTTGTTTGCCTGGATTTTTTAATTTATATCCTTGATCTGCCATTAATTTGGCAATTTTATTATCACATCCAGGTTTACCTAAAGTAAATTCCATCTCATCAGTTGTTGTGATTGGAGTCTTAAACAACCAAACATCTTGAGACGATGAATTGTTAAATGGAGCAATACACCATTCACCATTTTCACAAAATACTTCCCATCTAGTTAAAGCAAGAAAAACTTTATCCAAATCAGCATCTTTTACAACTGCAATACTATCATCTAAGATAATATCTGCATTTGCAATTATGCAAATTTGATCTTTTAAATTTTTATTACAAAATTCAAAAAGATCTTTATAAGTAGGTCTTTCTTCTCTTTGAATTATTTCTATTTTATCTGATTTAAAATTTAATTTAGAATCATCAGAAATGAAAACATATATCTTTTCAATGTACTCATTTTCCAAATTCTCGTGAATACAAGTAAGATATTCACTATGCCTCTGATAATCAGGGGATCTAAAATATTCTATCAATAAATTCATTGAGTTTTAATCCAATCCATTAAATTTACTTGAGGTCTCCATCCAAAAATGGTTCTCAATTTTCCATTATTTGCAAGAGTAATTCGTGATTCTCCAATTCTTGCTGGAATATTTATTTGTTTATCAGATATAACATTTGCAATTTCATTAATTGAGTAATTCACACCATTACCCACATTATAAAGTTCACCATAATATTCATCATCAATATCTTTTGTTGCTGCAAGAATATTTGCTTGAACTACATCAGATACGTGTGTAAAGTCTCTACGTTGTTCCCCATCCCCAACAATAGTAAGAGGTTCACCATCCTTTCGTTGACGTAAGAAAATACCAATAACTGGAGCATATTGTCCTTTTAAAGGTTGCCTTTCACCATAAACATTAAAATACCTAAAGGAAATTGTTTTAAGACCAAATAAGTCATTATACATTTTGCAGAGTTTTTCTCCAGCAACTTTAGATACCGAATATGGATTTAAACAATCATCTCGTTGATTTTCGTGATTTGGTTTTTCATTAAATCCATAACCAGAAGATGTAGAAGAATAAATCACTTTCTTTACTCCTGCTTCTCTAGCACACTGAAGGACTGTAACAGTACCTACACAATTAATACTAACTGTTTCAATAGGACTTAAAATTGCTGGTTGAATCCTTGCCTCAGCAGCAAGATGAAATACATAATCTACACCTTCATACAAAGGTCGCGTATTTTCATAATCCCGAATATCATACTTATAATTTTTTGCTTTTGTATTCCAATAAAATTGATCATGAACATCGGAAAATTCATTATCAATAACAATTACATCATGTCCCAATTCCAATAGTTTATCTACAATATGAGACCCAATAAATCCAGCACCACCAGTTACTAATGATTTCATTTTTATACTAAATCCTCAATTTTAAAAATTAATTTTTTATATAATCTCAGAATAAAGATCAATAATTTGTTGTTTTACTTTATCGTAAGAGTATTTTTCAAAATATTTATTCAATGTATTTTCACTCATTTCACGATAAAGATCTTTATTATCTTGAATTGATTTAAGTTTATTTGCATAATCTTCAACAGTATATGCCATATAACCACATCCGTCTATCTGCTCCAAATGCCCCATAGATACAGTTCCTGGGTGTGTAACAATTGGTTTTCCGTGATACATTGCCTCAATTATTGCAACAGAACAAACTTCACCATCAATTCTTGCGTGTGCGTATACATCAATTGCACTAAGAAAATTATGAATTAATTCTTGATTTGATGAAAAATCAATAAAGTGTATATTTTTTAAATCTAATTGCTTTGCCAATTCTCTGTGCTTAGTACTTCCTCCAAGTAAAATAAAATGATTATTGGAATCAGATATCATTGAATATGCATATAGAGAAACTGGAGAAAAAAGATTTAAATCATCTCTTTGATGAAATCCATAAACAAAAGCATCTTCAGGAATACCAAGTTGTTCCCTAAGATTAGATTTAAATTTTTTAGGAACAGAGACTAAATTTGGTATAACAACTGCCTTTTTAATATTACCTCCATTGTTTGCCCATTTATTTGCCTGCCAGTTTGATATTAAAATTGCTTTTACAATATTATCTTTATCTTCTCCCCCATCCCCATGAATGCTATCAACAATTTTTGTTTTGTTAATTAAATTGAAAGGGTATTCTGAATATCCACCCCTAGCAGTTTGGATTACATCATAATCAGTTTCATTAAAAAGATCCCAAAAATTAGTATTATTCCAAATAAATGGAGAATTGTGACCGTCTTTAGACTCAACATAAACAGGTATTGTATTAATACCGAATGATTCTACCCATTGTTTACGTTCTTCATCATTGTCTGGGTGAACAAACCAATGATTTAAAAAGGGTGCTGCATTAGTATAATAATAATCAACAACATAATCATCTTGTTGAGATAGAATCATCGCAATGTTTTGCAATGATTTTTCAGTTCCTCCTGATGCCAATCCAGCAAATTTAATACAAGCTATTTTTTTCATATATCATTCTTTTTAAAAAGTATGTCATTAACTCCAAGTTCATCATCCATTTCTATGGAATATCCCTTTGATATCATATAGTCTATTATAACTTTTCTTCTATGATCCCAACTGGCAGTTTCTATAAGAAAATAAGTAGGTGAAACCTTTTCAAAAGTCAATCCATTAAGTGCAGATATTTCATATCCTTCTACATCTAAGGAAAACAAATCAATATGGTTTATTTTATGTTTTTCCAAAAGTTCATCAATTGTTTTTGCGGGGACCTCTGTTAAATCATTTGCAATCAAATCTTTATGTTCTTTTAAAATTTCATCACACCAATCTCCAGAATCATAAACCATTGCAGTCAATGACTCTGCATATCCAGTATGATTAAAATTGCCAGTAATAGTTTTTTTATCATAATTATGACTAACTAAAGCACAATTTTCCACTATAGAATTTTTTCTATGTGCTTTACATTCAAGATATTTTTTAAAATTAGGTTCTACCAATAAACCTTTCCATCCATACTCAAATTCATATAAAGCAGTATTTGATTGGGAAATCCCATCATTTGCTCCTGCCTCAACAAAAAATCCATTTTCAAAATTTAAAATCTTTAAAATTTTTTCATCCAAATTATGCAATCCGTAAGACATTTAATTACCTCAAAGTTGAATTATAATCACCACTTTTAGATCCCTGATAAAACAGTGATGGGAGTGACCAGTACACATTCATATTTAACTTATAAAATTGATATGCCAATTCCCAATCACTTACAAGTTGAAAAGGAATAATTGACTCATAGATTTTTTTCGCAGTATCTTTTTTTATTAAATATGCTTCCGCACAATTAGTAGAAGGGGGAGGAACATAAAATAAATTATCACTAATTTGTTTTAAATTATCAATTTTGGAAGAAATAAAATCATACCCACAACCTTGACCCAAAAAAATTGCATCCCAATCTTTTGGTGCTTGTTCAATTATTAAATCTATTTTATCAAAAGGATTTTCAAATGAAGGCAAAATATCATCTTCAACCACTAAACAAAAATCATCTTCCTGTTCTGAAACTTTTTTTAAAGCACAAATATGCTTAATAGTACAAGAAATTTCAGCATCATTTAAAACTCTAAACCAATTTTCTCTCAAATCCCATTCAGGAGGATTAAAAGCAGTTTCAATTTTATGCTCAAACATATCTTTGTCTGCTTTATAAAATTGGTCTACAATTTCTTTAGTAAAGTCATCTTTATCATATTCTTCAATAAATTCATATTGAATAGGAATATTTTTAAAAATTTCTAAAACTTTTTTTCTTCTTTCTTTTAATCTAGTGTAATGAATTACAAAAACTTTGTTTAATTTCATACTCTATTTTATACTTGTTTTAAATTTATTAAAGGCAGATTCAATTACTACGTGCATATCCATATATTTGTATTCAGATAGTCTACCCCCAAATACAAAATTTTTCAAGGTTTTGCTTTTTTCCTGATATTTTTTGTATATAGATTGATTAAATTCATCATTTATTGGATAATACGGAACAAGTCCCTCTTCATATTTTTTTGAATATTCCTTTGTAATTATTGTTTTATTAGTATCTGTTTTTTCAAAATGTTTATGTTCAACTATCCTAGTCCACTTTTTAATATTGCAAGTATAATTCAATTGGGAAACTCCCTGATAATTATCAACATTTAGAATTTCAGTATCAAATTTTAAAGATCTATATTCAAGTTTACCAAATTCATAATCAAAAAATTCATCTATACATCCAGTATAAATTACAGTATTTGCTAAAGAATTATAATATTCTCTATCCGAAAAGTAATCACAATTTAATTTAATGGGAATGCCATCCAAAATTTTTTCAAACATTTTAGTATATCCCCCTATAGGAATTCCTTGATACCTATCATTAAAATAATTATTATCAAATGTAAACCTTAAAGGAAGTCTTTTAATAATAAAAGAAGGAAGTTCAGTGGCAGGTCTTCCCCATTGTTTTTCGGTATATCCTTTAATTAAAATTTCATAGATATCTTTACCGACAAGAGACAATGCTTGTTCCTCAAGATTTGTAGGAAAATCTTTAAATTTTTGAGAATCTATAATTAACTTTGCATGTTGAGGATTTGCAGTATTCCACAATTCATAAAATGTATTCATATTAAATGGCAAAGAATATATTTTATTCTTATACCAAGCTTTTGGGGAATGAATATAATTATTAAATTCAGCAAATCTATTTACAAAATCCCAAACTATTTTATTGCTTGTATGGAAAATATGAGGTCCATACTTATGGACGTTAATTCCTTCTACATTTTCCGTATAGCAATTCCCTGCAATATGATTTCTTTTATCTACAATAATACAAGACTTTCCTACATCAGTAGCAAGTCTTGCAAAAGTTGCTCCAAATAAACCGCATCCAACAATTAAGTAATCATACATAAATTATCAATAATTCCAATTATTTTCAGTAAAAATATAAGCCCACATTCTTTCTAAGAAATGTGCCTCTTCTGGATTATGATGATTAGGAAAAGACTCCAAAAGTCTTTGATAAAAATCTTTTGTTCTAGATAAAATAAAATCCTTTCTAACCCCAAAGCATCCACACCAACAAACAGGAGTTATTTGTGGTATTTTATTAAAATGATTTTGCACATAATCTTTAAATTTGATTTCACTTAATTTCAAAAATCCACTTTCAACCTGAGATTTATATCTTGGATCGGAAAGAAAGTCAATATCATTCCATAAAGTTTCATTAAAAAATCCAATATTACTAGCAGAAAATCCATTATTTTCAATTTCAACAACATATTGCATTAAGTTTTTAAAAACATTAATACCAATATCTTTTATATCACCTTGAAGAAATATTGTTCCATCATATAAAGAATCATAATTTTCTACAATATGATGAAGATATGTTTGAGATTCTCTCCCATAATTTGGCAATTCAACTACTGTATAGTTATTATTATCTATTTTTTCTCCTTTATTATAGACAATAATGTCAAACTCATCTTTCCATTTCATTAACCAATCTAAATTTTCACCATATCTTGATATGACTAATTGATTTTTATTCATTTAATTATAATTTAACCAAATGAGTAGAACAATAAGATTCAATATATTCAATTGATCCTGTTTTTTTAATATCATTAATTAGTTTCTCAATTTCTGTGCAGAAATTTTTATCCCCCATATAATGATTCATATCATCTATCATAATTACACTATCATTAAATTTTTCCGAATATTTTTGTATAGCATTAATTTCTTTCGGTAAATAAACATTCATCAATTCACCAATATAATCTCCACCAGACCAATGAGCATCTAACCACAAAACAAAAGGATCATTAATACTCTCTAATACTTTTGGAAGTTCTTCTTCAGAACTTCCACAAATTAAATGGACATTTTTTTTATCTTTAAATCTTTCTTTACATTTTTCAAAAAGATTTGGATTCAACTCAATACTATAAATTTCTTCAAACCCAGCATTTAGAGCACATTCAACTCCATCTCCATCTGCGGTTCCCGTTTCAATAAAAATTTTCCTATCTCCTCTACGTTCAATAAGTTCAGAAGCATTTGGATTTAATGGCATTTTTTTCTCCTATTTTAAGATTTTTTCTTTAATAAAGTTAATAACATTTTTTGGTTTTGCAAACTCTGGTATTTTATTATCTTTAAACCAAGGTTGACTAATTATTTTAGCATACAAATCATAATTTGTATCTATTTCCATAATTTTATCTACAACAATTTCATCATCCTCATACTGGTGCCAGTTTATAAATGATTCTTCATTAAAATCACCAACAACAGCATTTGAACCCCAATAAATTGGAATACAATTTGCAAACATAGAATGAATTATTTTTTCACTAACATACCCATAATCTGGGCAATTTTCCATACTAATGTTAAATTTAAAATTTTTCAAATAATCAATTTTCCATCTTTGATCACCACGACCAATTATATTTCCATTAGTATTATTATACATTCTCCCAGCACAATGAACAAATTGTTTAAGATGTAATTTTGGAACAAACTCTACTCTTTTACCAAAAGGTTGTGTATTAACAAAAGAACAAAATGCTTGTTTTTGTGATAGAATTTTTTCTGGATCTTTTGGTGCTAAAAATTCTTCCAATGAATGAAGATACGATTGATCTCTATTATCATCATGAGGAACATTAAACCAATTAAGATGAAGGATCCAAAGAGGAAGTCTATAATTTCTTTCATCTCCAGTATCCTCATACCCAAAAGAAAAATGAGTTTCATTATAATTGGGTCTATGAATATGAGGTGGTTCTGCTGTAAAATAAACTTTTTTTGTTATACCGTTATCATAACGAAGATGTCCTTTTTGGTTATGATAATCTACACTATGAAATAAAATATCTGGTCTATTTTCTTCAATTACAACTTCATATTCTTGACTCAATAGATGATAAAAATAATTATCGGTTTTAATAAAATTTGGCCAAAAGTCTACAAAGTCTACTGTCAATTTTTCTTTTTTCATAAATCAAACCACTCTTTTCTCCATTGTTGTCCACCAGCAAAATGACGAATAATCACATCTTCTTTTGGTGTTTTATTTATTAAAAATTCACAACTGGATTCCCCCTCAAGTTCAGTAACATTCCAAGCAGTTGGAAGAACTTCAACATGTTCATAAAGTTCTTCCAATGAATAAACAGTCCATTCATTTTTATCAGAATGCCAACCAAAATCAGACAAATTCCAAAATGGTTCATCAGAATGTCTTTTAATTCCCGCAAGAGAATACCAAGATGCTTGTTCACGAAATTCATGCCAAAAACTATTCACATACCCAAACCTTTCATGTTTAGATACAACATCATTAAGTTCTTTATATCTATCTTCTGAAAGAATATTTGAAATTAATTGTCTAGACCATTCATTAATTTTAATAGAAAAAGATCCCATACAATGAGTATTTCCAGAATCAATAGAATATGAAAAAGATTTTGTTGTTTCATATGGAATATCTATTTTTGCAACGCACATATCAGCATCAAGATGTGTTACAATATCTCCATCTTTAATATATCCTTCATCAAGCATTTGCTCAAGAACAGTAAATTTTAACCAGGTATAACTTCCACGATACTTGTATAAATTTTCTTTTAACTCAAGATACTCAAATCCATGCTTATCTGCATATTCTTGATTTCTTGGAGACATATATTCATTGAAAAAATCTTGCCTTTGATCATTATAATCAGCAAAAACTAGTAATATTTTTTTCATTCGTCCTTTCCAGTTAAAACATATTCTACAATATTTTTTGTAGTAAAGCAACCTACCACTTTTTTATATCCATTTTCTGCTATACGATTTCTTTCCTGATCATTATTTAAATAAAATTGTATCTTTTCAAGTGCTTCTTCCTTCGTAGAATATAATACAATTTCCTCATCTTCAATAAACATATCTTCTAATTGTTTATTTGAATTAAGTCTATCAGTAATTACCAATTTTTTACAAGACATTCCTTCAAAAATACGTCGAGTAACTTCACCATATCTTGCTTTTTGAAAAACTATTTTTCCATTTCTATAAAGATCTCCATTTTCAATATCTTTTAAATTATTTTTAAGATAAAAAGAAGATCCAAGTTTTTCTTGAAGATACTTAACAACTTCACCTCTGTCTCCATACATTGTTGTAACAACATCAAATGGTTCATAATTAGTAAAAGATGGATAGTAAATATTCAAATCTGTCCAATGTGAAGTAAATATAGTGCAATATCCCAAAGATTTATAATGCAAATAACAATCTATATCTGGTGTTAGTATAAGATCCGCATTTTTAGTTCTTTTTTGATTGTAATGAAATGTTTGAGGTTCATCTCCACAATCAACAACTAATTTGCTTTTTGGAAAATTATTTTTATCAAACAATTCATCAGGTGCTGGACCACAAACTTGCCATAAAATAATATCAGGAATGAATTCACCAGAATCATATTGTTTTTTTAATTGATTAAAACCAAATGATTTATCATTACTAGGAGTTGGATACCATCTTATTTCTGCGATTCTTTTATCACTAACAAAAGCATCAAATATTCCCCTAGGAGTAGACCAAAATTTTTCTTTTCCGTATTTTTTATATTCATCTATAGAATAATCAGATAATAGTGCTATTTTCATAATCTTTTTATAATGTTTTTAAACATTCCTTCAAGAGAAAAATATTCATCATATACTTTTTTTCCATTTTCAAGCAGTCTATTATATTCTACATCATCTATTGATTTAAGTATAGCATCAATATCCTCAATCTCATCTTCATTTACAGGAACACAAAAATCATTCCAATCCAATTCATCAGTCCAAGGAAGATAATGAATATCTGAAATATAAACAGGGACAGTTCCAAGTTGAAGAATTTCATATAATCTAAAACTACTCTTCCCATATCCTCTTGGAGCAAGTCCAAATTTACTAGAGCAAGTTATGTCTAGAAATCTTTTAAAGTTGTCTATGGGGACTTCTGTAGACCAGTTGCCAGCAGAAATTTTATATCCTTCTTTTCCAGATAGATGATTACACATATCTATACGAATTGGATGAGTATTTCTAGAACCAACAAAAGAAGCAAAAATAGTTTTTTCTTTTTTAGGAATTAATTCTTTTGGAATAGAACTACAAATCAAAGGAATTGGAATAATATTATCTCCTTCACGGTTTCCACCAGCAGAAAAAATTAAAGTATCTTCTGGAAATTTTTCAAAAGGTCCATCATCAAATTGAGATACAGTGAAATATTTCCCATCTTTATTCAAAACAGAATTCAATTGTTCTTGAATATTTTGATACTGTTGTCCCGCAAACATTGAATTGCAAAAATTATTCGTCCAGAAGACATCAATGTATTGCCTATCAGTTTCAATATTTTCTTCGTTCCACCTCTTAAAGAAATATTCTTCAAGATACTCTCCAGTATGATATGGAGGATATGTTGGTGAGATAGATGCAGGTCTTAATACATCATTTTTTATAAGTACCATAGTTTTTCCTCCTTAAATCTTCTAGTCTTTTCTTCAACTCCAACCATCCAATTATTGTGAACTATTACAGCATTTTCTTTTTTGCCTTCATTATAATACACATGTCCGTTTGGGAACAAGTCTGGACTCAATATTGCAATATGGTCTCTATATTTTTTTAGAGCAATCTCATTTACAATCAATTGGTCATCTTCAAATTCATTTGAACCACATTCATTTACCAAAGATTCACATTCTTTAGTATCATTAAAAACCATAAATCCAGAACAAAGAATAGAACCTGGACTATCTGATTGAAATAAAACTTCTTCGTTTTCTTCAATTAATTCGATTGGGTTTTCAACAAATACAATATCAGTATCCACCCAACACAGATTTTTATTTTCTTGATAAATCTTTTTAATAATAGACCACTTAATTTTGACAATATTTCTAAAACCACTTTGACTATCAAAAGTCCAATCTTGATATTCTGTAATTGGTTGATCTACATAAAGAAAAGCATTTTTATATTCTTTTAGATTTTCATATGCATTAGAATCCAAACAAGCAATATAAAAATCATTCATGTTAATTCCTACCCTTTCAGCAGAAATTAACATATTTTTACATATATCAATGCATCCACTATTCAGAAATGTAAGAAATTTCATTGTTTTTATACCATTTATACGTTTTTTCAATGCCTTCACGGAGACTAATATTTGGTTTCCATCCTAGTGCTTTGATTTTATCTACATTTAAAACTTTACGAGGAGTACCATTTGGTTTTGTAGTATCCCACTCAATATCACCCATAAAACGAACAACATCAGAAATTGTGTGTGCGAGTTCTTTAATTGTTACGTCCTCACCAGTTCCAACATTAATATGTTCTGCCTCATCATAGTTCTGCATACAGACATAACATGCCTCTGCTAAATCATCAATGTGTAGAAACTCTCTCATAGCAGAACCATCACCCCAAAGTTTTACGGATCCATACCAAGGACCACCCATATCAATTGTATATCCATTCTCCTTCATATAATGAAATTTAGCGATCATAGCAGGAAGAACGTGTGAGGTCTCCAAATCAAAATTGTCATTAGGACCATAGAGATTACATGGCATCAAACTAATTGCATTAAATCCATGCTGTTGGCGATATGCTTGGCACATCATAATACCAGCAATTTTTGCAATTGCATAAGCATCATTTGTTGGTTCCAGAGAACCAGTCATTAACTGATCTTCTGAAATTGGTTGTGTTGCAAACTTAGGATAGATGCAAGATGATCCAAGAAACAGTAGTTTCTTCACACCAAAATTATAAGATTGTTGAATAAGATTAGTTTGAATTTGAAGATTCTCAGTTAAAAAGTCTGCCTTATAATTGTTATTTGCCATAATTCCACCAACTTTGGCAGCAGCAATAAAAACATATTCAGGTTCTTCTGAACAAAAATATCTTTCTACTTCTTCTTGATTTGTGAAATCTACATACTGACGAGTGCCTTTAATGATATTCGTATAACCTTTACTCTCAAGATTTCGAACGATTGCTGACCCAACCATTCCATTAGCACCAGCAACTAAAATTCTAGAATCATTGTCCATGAATACACATATCCTCAACTAATTGTTCGAAAGAAATCTTAGGTTCCCAACCTAGTTTTTCTTTTGCCTTAGAGGCATCACCTAATAAAGTCTCAACTTCAGTCGGTCGAAAATATTTAGGATCTACACGAATAATTGGTTTTCTACTAAATTTTTCAACTCCAATTTCATCGAGTCCTTCACCTTCCCATTCAATATGAAGACCAAAATAAGGACCAGCAGCATTTACAAATTCTTTGACTGAATATTGTTTTCCAGTGGCAATTACAAAATCATCAGGTTCATCTTGCTGAAGCATTAACCACATTGCCTCAACAAAGTCTTTTGCGTGTCCCCAATCTCTTTTAGCATTTAAATTACCAAGATATAAACAATCTTGCATACCAACAGAAATACGAGAAAATGCCTGTGTAATTTTGCGAGTCACAAAAGTTTCTCCTCTTCTTGGTGATTCGTGATTAAACAGAATACCAGTACAAGCATACATTCCATATGCTTCACGATAGTTTTTGGTTATCCAATATCCATAAACTTTAGCACATCCATAAGGACTGCGTGGATAGAATGGTGTATCCTCTTTCTGTGGAACTTCTTGAACCAATCCAAACATTTCTGATGTAGATGCTTGATAGATGCGAACTTTGGTTTCCATTCCAAGCAAACGAACTGCTTCAAGAATACGAAGAGTTCCAAGAGCATCTGTTTGTCCTGTATACTCAGGCATCTCAAAAGAAACCTTTACATGACTTTGAGCACCAAGATTATAAATTTCATCTGGTTGAACTAACTGAATAACTCTAACAAGATTGGTAGAATCAGTCAAATCTCCATAATGTAAATTTAATTTATTGTAAATATGATCGATACGATGAGTATTGATTAAAGAACTGCGTCGAATAATACCATGAACTTCATATCCTTTTTCTAATAATAATTCGGCAAGATATGATCCATCTTGACCTGTAATACCAGTAATTAATGCTGTCTTCATATTAAAAATAATTTTTATTTTATTATAGCAAAAAAGGAGAGTCTATACAACTCTCCTTTAAGTATTTTACACATTACTTATTTTCTATAGGGTCAGATTTGACTCCACCAGTTCTGTTATAGTCCATCCGTGACTATGGGAATACTGGGAGTTGAACCCAGACTAACCCGTTATAAGCAGGCCGCTCTAACCATTAAGCTATACTCCCAAAAATTTTAACAACCTTCTTCGTGATCTGTATAAATTTGAATCAGGTCTTCAGTTTCTTTATAATCTTTGTATGAAGTTATAATTGCTTTTCTTTTACCATCAACAATTCTAAATGTTTCACCATTTTCAACTCTTTCAATAAGTTTATCAAATTTTTTTTGAAATTGCTTTAATGTAAATTCTTTCATTTATTGTCTGAGTGTAAGATAAGTTTATCGTATATTGAATGATAAGTCAAGATTTATTTGTAATCTCCAAGAAATTTAGCAAAAGGATCTTTTTTAGTTTTTACAATCTCACATGCTCTAATATAAAACATATTTTTTATATTTCCTGACTTTTCAAATGTTTCTTTAATTTTCACCCAATTATCGTAAGTGTGTTGATCCATTTGTTTTGCATCATTAGGATACTAATACTTATAAATTTTATTATTTTGAATTATATAAAAAATCAAAACTTATTCAAATGATCTTCCAATCGATGTAATAGTTTTTCCATTTTTGGCATATCTGGAATTTCTATATTGGACGCATAAAGATATTCATCTAATGCAACTGTAAGCAATTCAATATCACCTTTAGACAGGTTTGGGGATTCCCAACTCATTTAATTTCAAACTCCATTTTTCTAACTTTACGGTTTCTTCTTGCTTCT